GGCACATCTGGTTCCGGTGGAGTATTTGGTGATGCAGATGATCAAGCTGTTACTGGTTCAACTGGTTATTTGACCGGTTCTGGCATTGATTTCACAGCAACCCTTAAGTTCCCAATTGTAAGACTTAGATTGTCAGCCTCCGATGGTGGACTTGTTGATCAAACAGACGCATACTTTGGAATGCGCTCAACCAGAACACAAACAAGCACACGCGGAGATGCGAGCATCGCAGATCCACATAGATTGTGGATTACTGGATATCACGATAGTGACCCAACTATCAACACGGTAACTGGTTTGGATTCATTTGCATATATCTTCTCTCTTGATGATATCGTTAATAATCCAACATTAGGTAGCTACTTCTATCGCTCTGGTTCAAGAGCAGACGAAACAAGCTATGACGCAACTAGCGGCAGAACATATAAGGATCTACTTGATGCTGATATCAATAGGTTCACAGCGCCATTCTGGGGCGGTTCTGACGGTGTTGACTTGTATAAGCCAGATCCTTTCTATAATAATGGAATCGGAACTACAAACGAAAGCAGCTATACTTACAACACACTCAAGAGAGCTATCGACACAGTATCCGATCCAGAGCAACTTGATATGAACATGTTGACAACACCTGGTTTGACAAATGACGCATTGACTGGTCATATGATTGATGTCTGTGCTGAACGCTCTGATGCTCTAGCAGTCATCGATTTGGCTCGCGTATATGTTCCAGCACACGAAGAAAGACTCTCCAAGTCGGCACGTGTTGCTACTACGCCAAATGCAGCCGCAACAGCATTGCGTAACAGAAGAATTGATTCAAGCTATGGTTGTACTTTCTATCCTTGGGTTCAGACCCGTGATGAGCAAAGTGGACAACTTGTTTGGATTCCACCAACAGTTGCAATGCTTGGTGTATTCGGAAGCTCACAGGCTAAATCCGATGTCTGGTTCGCACCAGCAGGATTTAATCGCGGTGGACTATCCGATGGTTCCGCAGGAATTCCAATTGTAAATGTTACCGAGAGATTAACTTCTAAAGATAGAGATGTTCTTTATGAAAATAGAATTAATCCAATCGCTTCTTTCCCATCAACAGGAATTGTAGTGTTCGGTCAAAAGACTCTTCAAGAACGTCAAAGCGCACTTGATAGAATTAATGTTAGAAGACTTGTAATTTACCTTAAGAAGCAGATTTCAATCTTGTCTACCCAGGTACTTTTCGAGCAAAATGTCCAGGCTACTTGGAATCGTTTCAAGGGTCTTATTGAGCCATTCTTGGCAAACGTTAAAGTTCAATTCGGTATCACCGATTACCGTCTAATCTTAGATGATAGTACAACAACTCCTGATCTTATTGACCAGAATATCATGTACGCTAAGATTATGGTTAAGCCCGCAAGAGCAATCGAATTTATCGCAATTGACTTTGTAATCGCATCTACGGGTGCATCTTTTGATGATTAAAAATCACTGATTACTAATTAAAATATATAGGGAGTAACATAACATGCCATTCTGGTCAGAAGCACATCAATCAACTACAAAAGATCCTAAAAGAAAGTTTAGATTTCAGGTAAGTTTTAATAACATTACCGATCCAAACGGAAACGGAAGCGTTTTATGGTTCGCAAAAACAGTTAGCAAGCCATCATTTCAAATCGCAACTACTGAGCATAAGTATCTAAACCATACTTTTTATTATCCTGGTTCTGTTACATGGCAAGATGTTTCACTTTCTCTTGTCGATCCAGTAAATCCTGATATGTCCGTAACGCTATCAAGAATTCTTGAACAATCTGGATATGTATTGCCTGGAAATGCTATTGACCCAGCCGCACTTGCTAGCCTTTCAAAAGGAAAAGCTGTTGGCGCATTGGGTGAAGTTTCAGTTATTCAATTGGACGGCGACGGTAATGAGATTGAAAGATGGACACTTTGGAATGCTTTCATTACTGAAGTTAAGTTTGGTGATTTAGAATATGGTTCCGATGAATTGGTTCAATTGGACTTAGTTCTTAAGTATGATTGGGCTCGTATTGAAACAACCGCTGGTTCATCTGCTGTTGTCGGCGATGCAGCCACACAATCAGCATTTAACATCACAGCTGGTTCATAGTATAATATAAAAATAACATAGAGGTGTATATTGTCGAGAAATAGTGATCGTATGGGTCAGCATGTTGTGCAAAATGCCGACCCCGCACCACAAATGACACAAGAAGCCGCCAGCCAATCGCAGGGTGGTGGTTTTTCGTTTGTTGTGCCAACAGAATTTGTAGAATTGCCATCAAAAGGCAAGTTTTATCATGAAAATCATCCGCTACATAACGTAGATACAATTGAAATCAAGCAGATGACAGCAAAAGAAGAAGATTTGCTTACATCAAGAGCCCTTCTTAAGAAAGGTGTCGCATTGGATAGAGTAATCAAGAGTATTATTGTTGATAAAAGAATTAATCCAGACTCTTTATTGGTTGGCGATCGTAATGCCATTATGATTGCAGCAAGAATTTCGGGCTATGGAAATGAATATTCAACAAAAATCAATTGCCCTAGCTGCACTACAACACAAGAATACTCATTTGACTTGCATGATTCTAAAATCGAACATGGGACAGTTAGTGAAGAGTTGGGCGTTAAAGAACTTGGTGGCGGTTTATTCAGCACAGTGTTGCCTCGTACTAAGTTTGATATCACGTTTAAACTTCTATATGGCAATGATGAGAAAAAGCTTTTAGACCATATCTCAAATGCAAGAAAGAGAAATAAAGAAGAAAATACCGTAACTAGTCAGATTAGACTTATCACGCATTCAGTCAATGGCGATACAAGCCCTGCGGCAATTAACTTTTTTGTAGAAAATGTGCCATCAATTGATGCTAGGCATTTGAGAGCAGCATTTGCTATGGTTACGCCTGATGTTGACTTAACACAGTATTTTTCTTGTAATGAGTGCGGTTATGAGACCGATTTGGAGGTTCCGCTTACGTCGGACTTTTTTTGGCCTAAGTCCTGAATATATGGAACAAGTATATGAGCAGTTCTTCTTTTTAAAATATTCCGGAGGCTGGTCATTTAGTGAAGCATATAACTTACCGGTCGGTCTTCGTACTTGGTTTGTTAATAGACTCGTACAGCAGCTTCAAGATGAGAAAAAAGCAGTTGAAGAGGCTTCCAAGGGTAAAGGAAAATCGCAAGAATTATCGGCGTTCAACCAACCTAGACCGCCCCCCGGTTATAACAAGTCATAAAGCAAGGCAAGTCCTTGCTTTTTTTGTTTAAAACTAATTATCTATAGTTTGAGGATTTATTTATGGCGGTACCTACAAGAGAAGAATTAGAGCGCGCTCAACAAATAGTAGAAGCTATTAAAGAGCAAAATAGGTTACTTGCGCAACAAAATAACTTGCAACAATCCAATCTCGATGCTTTAGAGAGTGCGGTCAACGAAGTACAGCGATTAAATAACCTTCGCGAACAAGAATCTGCTACTTTTCGCGAACAATTGGAATATTCTAATCAATATTATCAATCTATTAAAGACATTGGCAAAAGTTTAGATAATGGGCTTTTAAAAAATCAAGCCTTGGCACAAATTGAGAGAGATAAGATAGCTCTTATCCAAGATCAAATTAAACAAGGGCAAATAACTCAACAACAAGCTCAAGATGAAATCCAAGCATCCAATGAGATCCTAAGTAATCTTAAAGCTAAAGAACAGCGTATTAATAATGTCAGAACACAAATTGAAAGAACAAGTATTGTAAATTCAAAGTTTGTACAAGCTACATTGCAGCTTGGAACTGCTTTTAAAGAAGGTGGCATAACAACAGGCTTTAAGTATATAGGCTCTTTATTAATGGGTCCAATACTGTCTGGTGTAAGAATGCTCGTCAGCAGCTTCAAACAATTATTTTTTGAACTTGACACTACAACTTCGCAGTTTATGACCGCAACCGGCATGAACCGTGAATTTACGATGTCTCTTGAAGGCACAGCACGTCAATTACAGCGTGATGCCACAACAACATTGCCAGAATATTACGCTGCTACTCAGCAAATGATTACTGGTGTAACAGATTTTACAATGGCATCTCGCCAGCAACAAGAAACAATGGCACAAACAGCCACAATGCTTGAAAGAGTTGGTGTGAACACACAAGATTTTGCGGCAGGTGCCCAAAATTCAATGAAAATGTTTTCGATGAGCATGAACGAGGCATCATCGTTTGCTTCTGAATTAACTCAAACAGCTAAGGCTCTTGGTGTTACTCCGCAACAA